TGGCGGGAATTTTAACGCTAGCGGCCACGTCATTCAGAGCAACGTCAAAAAACCCGGTTGGGTTCATTAGATTGGAGGTTAATGTGTTTGCCTCCATTCCCGGGGTCCACATGGCACGGCGATGACGGTTACGCGTAAATTCATCATACTGCTCATTGAACTGCTCTAATTTGTCTTTATAAACTGATGCGCTGGCTGGATCGGTCAGATTAAAAACCGTGCTTTGTGCTGAATTTTTATAAAATCCCTCACCACCCCCACCTATGATTTTTCTGAGGTCCATTAGCGAATTATAACCAGCTTCTAGCGCGGGAACTCCATAAATCCAGCCGTTGTCGCTGTCCTCTGCGGCGAATACAATTCGGCTAGCATGGATATTAATTGTGTTATTGGCCTCCTCGTTTCGACCGCCTGTGATTGATTGGCTGTACTGCAACATAATGGGCTGGCCGAAAGTTTCGCTTGTAGCGTCCGTGTCCGAATCGATAACCTCTAATTGAGATTCATAAAGCGGCATCATTTCAACTAAAACAGATTCGCCACTTAATCGTACCTCCAGTGGCTTATCAGGCGTTTGTCCGTCTCTCACTCGCATAAACATCCCGGCATAACGGCCCACGCGCTGGCGTGTGTCGAGACCTTTTAGTCGTGACCATAAATTGATTCTGGAATTCAGTTTTTTAACATCCTTATTAAACTGATCATTCCCCGTCACTTCTGGCGGAGTGCTCCACCCTGTGTTTACCGGCAAATCAACCGCATTTTTAGCGATGCCAAATCTGCGGTACATATTCCAAAAATTAAAAAAGTCTAGCTTATCTGGGTAACCATAATCTAAATAAACATTGTGGAGCGTGTCGCCAAAATCATACCCTCCAGATAAAACTTGCGACATTCTCTGTCTAATATCGCGATCAGAAGTGGGCGAGTTAGCCATTAATTCCGCAGCCATCGTGTGAAGCTCGTTTAATTTTTCGTCGCTCAAGTTGTCCGCCTATTAGCCGCTCTGATTTGTAAATCCTGGTCGGTCAATACATTGCCCCCGCCGTCTTTCGCAACGATGTTAACTCGATAATTAACGCCCTCAGTTAATCCTAACGCTGCGGATGTAACGCCGCGATAAATACTGGTAACTGAATCAAAGGGCATAGATAACGGCCACGTTTCCCCAGTGACTTCCACGTCATCGGGGTCAAAAATAGTACTCGTAACCGTGGCATCAATAATTAAATCGGTACTACCGCACGCGGTTAAATCCGATAACTCTAAACAAGAGGGGTTGGCTATAAAAAGCGCTGTCATATTATGTTCGCCATAGCAGTATAAGCGGGGATTATGCTCGATTGTCCCTCATAAGCCGGGAATATGTCAATTTCAGCAGTGGCCGCAACTAATGCGCCACCTGTCGATACCGTCGCCGCTGTAGTGTCGCCAGCCTCGGCTACGTTTGCCGTGATGCTAACAATGTTATTCAGCGTGGCGCTTGTGGTGTCGCCCGCCTCGTTGACATTGGCAGTTATTTGAGATAGGCCGCCAACTGTGAGACTGGCCGCCGTGGTATCGCCAGCCTCGGCTACGTTAGCGCTAATGCTAACGATATTATTTAGAGTAGCTGTTGTTGTATCGCCGGCCTCTGTTTGATTGGCGGTAATGCTAACGATGGTGGCCAGTGCCGCGGTTGTGGCGTCTCCTGCTTCGGCCACGTTAGCGTTAATACTAACAATGTTATTCAGTGCGGCGCTTGTGGCGTCTCCTGCTTCTGCTACGCTTGCGGAAACACTAACAGTAACCTCGAGGGCGGCGGATGTAGTATCACCAGCCTCATCAACGTCTGCAGTGATTGCGCTACCGCTAGCCGCGTCTTCCTGCACTAATACAGTGGTAGGAATGCCTCGTCTCGTAGCTGATAACGTAAAAGCGCCGGGATCTTCGCTGGATACAGACGTTATCGCCCTAGTGCAAAATGCTAGGGAGCATTGAGAGCCAGAGACGCCAGACCTCGTAACACCAGTGTTAATATAACTCGAAGGAAATGTATTAACGTCTGAATTGTGAGTGTCAAACGGCAATACAGCAAACGATAAAATATCCGCCGCGCCGCCGGTTACATTAACGCTCGGTGGGTCATGAGTAACAGTGTTGCCACCGTTAGTGACTGTTCCTACATCGGGGGCCTGTGTAGCAAAACTTAGGTGTCCCGATATTCTGTACGCGCGAGCCGTGAATTCCCCGGAGACTGTAGCAGTTACCGTGATAGACGACGGCTCCGACGCTCCCGCCTGTTTATAGGCCGCTGCGCCGCTGGAAAAACCGTCGTCGTCGTTTAAATCGTATAACTCGGTATAGCCGTCTGACCACGAAACCGTACCGGTTCCCCCGTTATCCCTAGACAGGAAGATAACAACGCCCTCACCTTCAAGGGGAGAGCCGGTTAATATTGTAAATGATGTTGTCGCGTTGTCGTCATTGCTGGGAGTTTCCGCAACTACCGTAGGAGACGCCATTAACCCAGTTTGTCCACAGCGTCAACCAGATCAGCTCGAAGGCCCGTTAAATCCCCCGGTGTGTCATACGTTGAGCCGCCTGGTGTGATCTCCTCATAGATGACTTTATTCGAGCCGTTGCGCGGGAAAAGTGCGGAGGCGGTGGTTAGAACTACTGCTATTGCATCGCGCGAAGTTGCTTTTGTGCTCATTGTTAGACCCCATCATCATATGCAGCTGTATTAACCCAGTTGCCAGACATTGTCACCGCCTGGCCCGCTGTTATTGATGCGTTGTCGATTGTCACACCGTCGCCAGTGAATGACCCGGATTCCAAAAACACAGACCCCGAGGTATTAATCTGCCAATGCCCTGCGGTGCCGGTCGCGTCCGCGCTAGAATCTTCGGTGATTGCGCTCGATGTCAAAACGCCATTGGTGGGTGTTCCCCATCCTCCAGCATTCCCGGTTAATTGAGCTAATAGCGTGCCTTGGCCGCCTGTGCCAGCGTTAACCCCTGACCTAACTTGCACCTCAGCACTTGAGCCACGTTGAGTATTTAGCGGAGTTATAATCGCATTCCTTAATGCGTCAGTTCTAAAAATAGCCATTACACTGCCCCCTTGAATGCCATTTTAGCGGCTTCTAACTCAGCAAAAAATTCTTTCATTTCCTTGCTTGCCTTAGCTCTCGTTAACCAAGCGTTGCGCTCTGCCGGGGTCAAATTCTTTTCCAGTTCAGCAAGATTGCGATTAGCTGTGTCCAGTCTTTTAGCCAGCGGCTTGAGCACTTCGATATTGGGCAATGCGTACTCATCACGAACATCTAACAGCCAATTAAAGCAGACTTCTAGCTTATCCTTGTCGTACTCGTCGTTTTCTTCCCACTTAATCCCAGTATCGAATTCTTCAAGCGGTTGCGCTTCGGTCTCGGGTTTAGCTGGATCATAGTCAAGATTGATTTTTGAGAAAATCTTGACGACCCAAGTTCCGCTCCGCCGGTCGATCATGACCGTGGCAGTGGACAGCCTGTAATCCCAGACCTCTTTGATATTTTCAAAATTCATTTAATTGTTCCCCATTGCAAGGTTAAGCAGCTCGCCAAAAACATCCTTTTCCCTAGGCGCGTAAGCCATTATAAATGCGTCTGCGTCATTCGGTGAATCCACTTCGCGCTTAGCAAGATCCTCTTTTGACTCGACCTTGACTTTTCCAGTGTTGTCAAATTTACGCCGAGGCGTCGATAATTGGGTAATCATATCAGCTAAGCCCGCCATTTCCGAACTTATTGAAATTAACTGATCCTCCGGGAATTCCTCGCCCTTGATTACCGCGTTATAAGTATTCCTAAATCGATCCGCAACCAACCACCATGATTGTGATTTTAAGTTGCAAAAAAAGTCTTTATTTTTGATTCTTGCCTCAGTCGTATCGATATAATGCTGATCTGGATCTATGACTTTTGCGCCAGCAACAAACTTTTTATAATTGACCACTTTTCCATCGCTTCTAGAATCGTTCAACTCACTGAATTTAGGGCCTGCGCCTGCACCGACGCCGATGGAATCGTAATCGACGGACGCCCCAAGAGATAACGCCTTGTTGTAGGCTCTTGTGCAGCTTTGTAGCAACTCATCTTCTTTGCCCTTCCAGCTCTCTCCCCAGAAGGCAACTATTCCATGCGCGTAAACCAGAGCGTTCTTATCCTTGCCACCATCGGCAATATCAAACCCCACTCGTTTTTCCCCAGTGGGTTCTATGCCAAGTTTAATATGGGCATCAATAGAGGCCTCAATCCAAGACCGTTTTATTATTACCGTATCGTCATCAGTTCTAGGAACCCCTAAATAAACGTGCTCATACTCGTCATAGTCGGACTCTTTAAGCCGATTGATTTTACGCAGCATCGTATCTGATAAAAATTGATTTTCGTCATAGTTAATATGGCGAACTAAAACGCCTTTGCTCAAATCATGTTTAAACGATTCTATGAAATTACTCACTAGATCGGGGTTATATAAAATCCAGGCTTCGGCGCCCTCTTTTCTGAGCGTTGGTTCTATGAATTTCCATTGCTCTTTAGTCAGCCCGTCCCCCTCTTCAATCCATCCTATATCCGCACCCTCGAAACCTTTTATTTCGCTTATGTGCCTATGGATGCCGTAAAAATGGAACTCTGAACCCGTATATCTGTGGCGTATTACGTTATTTAAAATCTCGAATTGATCAATTAAACCGAATCTCTCAATCTGAACCACTAGAACAGCATAGACAGATTCTTTAATTTTGTTTTGGAATTGCCGCATGCAAAGGAATTTTATACGGTAATTAACCGCTAGATAAACAGCAAAGCCCGCAGCGTCCCAAGTCTTGGAGCTGCTTCGACCACCCTTAAGGATTTTTATATCAGCTTTGGTTTTCCAAAAATCTTTTAAGACAGGGTTAAGCGTCGGTTTTGTCGTCGTCATCCGATCCGCTGTAGAAATCGTTGAGATTTTTATGGTTCACCTCGCCTGAATGCTCCACCGCTATATTTTCTCGCTGGCCCAGATAAACTTTGCCCAACCAAATTAACATAGTTGGGTTTCCGTCATGGGCTAATTCAACCTGTTTTCGTCTTAGCGATAATTTTCCATAGCTTTTACCGCGCTCGATGACATCATTAAATTCCGGATTAGACTTTCTTTCCCGCTCTACTGTTTTCCTACACACGCCGAAAAATGATGCTATTTCGTCGTCAGTACAATTCAATCTACAGAGCTTTTCTACCTGCTCCAAGTCTGGAATAAACTCTTTTGGCCTATGCGCTGGTCTTTTATTCTCGGACATAACTAAACCATTTCATTGTATGTTTTGCCGCTTTCAATATGTATAGCCTGCTTTCCTGTGAAATCCTGCCACCTTATTATAATAATGTCACAGTATTTTTCCTCTAACTCCATTACAAAGGAGCGTCTGTTTTCTTTCTCGCAGGATATCAGTGTAGTTCCTGTGCCACCGAACTGATCCAATACGGATGATTCTGAAAAATTAGAGACGAAAAAAGACGCGAACTCTACCGGAAAAGTAGCTTTGTGAATTTTCGCATAATCTTTATCTTGCCTGCTTTTTATTTCTACGATGTTGGACAGTGTGCCTCTAAAGTCTCTTCGGCCAATACTTCTTTTTGCTTCATTTGAAAATATGTAAATGTATTCAAATCTGCTATTTAGCACCTTTCTTGCCATAGCCGGTTCTGCCGAACCTTTATCCCAAATCATTACATCAGCATATTTTTCTCGCATATCATAAACATGACTAATAAGAGCAATCTTATTGCCTGCTAATGACTGTATATTAGAAAAAACATAGTCACTAAACAATAGAGCGTTATTTGTGAAGTCATTTAAAAAACACCTGTACTCGTCCTGTGATTTGCTGTCGTTATCGTTTAAGTATTTTTTATCATTGCCGTTCGGTGTTTTGCCTACGTTATAGGGCGGGGAAGTAAAAGCAATATCGGCCTTTTGCCCATCCATTAACTTTTCTACAGCGTCAGCGCTCGTACTATCCCCGCACATTAATCGATGGTTTCCGAGCTGCCATATATCGCCCAACACTGTAACCGGCGTTGCTGGCGCTTCTGGAACTGCGTCCTCGTCAGTCAAACCCTCCGCAGATTCATCCGCCAAGCCATTTAAAAATTCATCATCAAACCCCAAAATATCAATATCAAAATCCAACTCCCTGAGCTCACTAATTTCTATTTCAAGCTGATCGAAATCCCATCCAGCATTTAGCGCTAATTGATTGTCTGCAATCACGTAGGCCTTTATCTGTGTGTCCGTAAGACCCTTTAACTCAATCGTGGGGATTTTATCAAACCCCAATTCAATGGCGGCTGAAGTTCTGCCATGACCCGCTATGATAATATTATTAGCGTCCACAAGAACCGGATTTGTAAACCCAAATTCTGTGATACTGGCGGCAATCTCGGTTATTTGTTGATCACTATGAGTCCTAGAATTATTCTCTAAATGCGTTAAATCTGCCGGGTTTTGCTCTTTTATTTCCATTTCTCTATGCTACCCGATCCAGCCCCCTTGGTCAAAATAAGCCTAAATACCTATTGACGTGTGAGAACTCATATAATACAATGGTTTCACGGTTTGGGAATTAGCTCAAATCGAATCAAAAAGGATTTCAAAATGAACGAGCCAAAATACACTTTACAAACCAACAGTACTTTTAACTATATTGCCGGACTCATTGGCGATAAACCAACAGATAAATTGCTTGTCGCGATTGGCCAACAACTGCCCAATGATGCCGGTGCATTAACAGAGCACTTTGATTTTATTCTGGCAGATAATTGGCTTAGCTCTGAAGGGATGAAAGCCGCAAGTCAAGGATGGAAAGAAAATATCTTCGGGGAAGTTGTGCCGCTATCGGAGGCCAACGGAAAAGCCCAGGATTATAACCGCGCTCAGGTGCAGCTTAAAAAGCTTGCTTTGGCACTACCAGTCAGCGACGAAGTTAAAAATTATTTCACAGGTTAATTTATGAATCTATTGACGTGTGAGAACTCATAGCATACAATAGTTTCACAGTTTGGGGATTAGCCCAAGCCAAATCAAAAGGATTTCAAAATGAACTACTTTAACGAACAGCAAATGGAATCATTACAGCTTTCCGAGTCGGTAGCCATTGCAATCAGTGAGCGGGCAAAATCTGAATCAGACGCAATGAATATCTATCATGAAGGCACTGATTGTGATTTGATCACAAACCGCGCTTTTGAATTATCCCCAGAATCTGAATGTCTTTATTGGGGTTCTGTAACGCTTTCTAATTCAAAATAATCACTAACCGGGCCCAGGTTAAGTCTGGGCCAAATCAAAAGGATTTCAAAAATGATTACAACAGAAAGCATGCAAGACGCAGAGGACGCGATGGGCGATTACTTCTACGGCGATCACCCAAAAAAAGCCGCTGATGATGCAGCTAGTGAAAAGTGCTTTGATGCGGCCCTTTCCGAGGCTGTTAAAAATGGCGCCCAGCTAGAAGTGGAAAAATTTACTACATCGGTGGGGTTTAAAGTCGAAATATTTAAACTTATTACTAGTAAATCTAGCAGCCTATGTATTTCTAAGCAAGACGCTATTAAATTTTGCAACTACACAGATTAAAATAACTAGGGAAAAAATCATGAAAATATTTCTAACAGGTAAAGAAATCAAGACCCGACTGGTCATAGCAGTACAGTTAATAATACCAGCAACTCTTTTTTGCCTATTATTAATCGGCGCTGGGGTTCTTTACCTCATAACGTAAAGCTTGACATGTGAGAACTCATGACATACAATGTTTATACGGTTTGGGAATTAGCCCAAGCCAAATTAAAAGGATTAAATCATGTCTATAAAACTACCCCTTAATACACGCAAAAAGCTACAAGACTACCTTGTTGATATGCGCCCCTCGTCTAATCGAGCGCAAATAATAAACATCATCAATATCCGATTGGATGACAATGAAACAATAGCGGACAGGATAATCAGGGATCACATCACTATCGGCGGAGCTTTAAGAGCCATGATGCTTATGAGTGACGCAGGGGCCGCAACTCATAAGAGCAAAAATCCGGACTGCTACGGTACGTTCACATTCGAAGACGGCAGCACTTTTAATTAATCAAAAGGATTCATTATGCCCACCATCGGACCACTACCAAATATTGAATTAAGAGCGTGTACCGCCCAAGGCTGGTACTCAATTTCGGTCAAACAAGCCGAAGCAATGAGTAATGAGTACTTAAAAGATTATCTGCTTCTTGACCCACCATTTTCTAACTTCGGCGTATTACTCGAAGAGCTTGAATGCCGCATTGACGCCATTGAACTGGATAAATTTTTGGCGGAAGTGGGGGAAGAAATATGCAATCAGTAATAGTCCTACGCGCCATTTTGTTAGACCACAATTCCCCAATGGATGAATGGTGTAACAGTTACGACCGATTACAAGAAATATTGCCCCTCGATCAATTTGAAGATCTTCTTAAGGAGTACGATTTATCATGTTAATAATAGCACTGTCTGTAGGACTAGTATTAGTAACAATAGCCAAAAGCAAATACAGGCCTAAGCCGCGACGTGGGGCCACACTGATTCCAATCGCATCACTACCAAGGGGAAAATCATGATTAAACCAGGAACACCCGTTAGAGTTAAGGATCTAGAGAATGATACATGGGATACAAATTTGAGGTGGCTTTATGTTGGCCCCTTAAAAACTGGGGGACATGTGTGCGAAGCGGCTGACGGAAGGGTTTGTGAATGGAGGCATGTAGAGAGAACGCCCCGCAAATTAGTCAAGGGAGATATTGTTTACGTTGACGACGATAAAACACCTGTATTTGCAGACTTCTCCCTGGAATTCATAGGAATGTTTGAGGAATATTATGTGGTCAAGCACGCGGACAGCAATAAAATGCCGTTGCTTTTTAGATACGCAATCCACATTGATGACTTAAAGGAATAACAATGTTTTTCTTTGTTGATTACAAACAGCAAACGATTATGGCTTTTTCTAAAAAAGGGGCCGCAGCTCGTCACGGCCTCGAAATAATGGGGGTGGAAGTCTCACGGAAAGCAGACCCAGTGGCGTTATTTTTAAAGCATGAGGGCGAGAATTACGAGATTAAAAACTTAGAGAGTGCCTTCGCGTGGGTTGCTGAATCAGAAGACCCGCCAAGATTGGCGCTTATTTTAAAAAATGCTACGGGTGAATTTTATGGAAATTAAATATAAGACAGCCGATGGTGAATATCAGTTAATAGAACCTTACTCTATACCGATTGATATTTTCCCTCAGAACGATGTGTTGTTAACATCCACCGGCTTGCGACTCCATAGGCTTGGGGTGCTGTCAATCCCGGTAGGTTACGAATGGGATGGGGCCACGGGTGGCATTGACACCGATAATTTTATGCGCGGATCACTTGTGCATGATGCCTTATATGATCTTCTTGAGCGCGGAGCAATTGCTAAAAAATACCGCAAAGTGGCGGACAAAATGCTTAGAGAAATCTGCATAGAGGACGGTATGAGCAAGTGGCGGGCGTGGCGGTCTTACCTGTACGTTAGAGCGTTTGGCGGTAGGGCGTGGCGATGAAACTGCGCGAACGTGCCGCCATTTTAGTGAGATACGCGGAAAAATCAATCGTTCTACACAAGCGTCAATTTAGCTAATTAACGTGCGGGGGTGATCCCCGCAATGCCCCACTGTTTGGGCGCTCAATCGAAAAAGGAAACCTATGTTAATACACGAAAAAAGAGCCGCAGACGCTAAACGATCCGCTAAGGCCGACGCCAAAAAGCGTGCGGCTGGGCTGGTCCCACGCAAACACTGGATCCATAAGTCCAATCCTGAGGAGTTCAAGCGGGTGGCTGAGTTATTAAAAACTCCTAACGTTAAAATACTGTGATTTTTTAGAGTGCTTTACTGTGGATTATTTCAAATTAGGTGATTTAGTAATAATAAATAATAGAGTGTTCAGAGTTGAGTATATATCGACAAATAAATTCTCTCATATCCCTGATGGCTTCTTACGCCAGGAAAGCGGAACTTATCATAACCCCAAGTTTTGCAGACGATACGAAGGCGCTGAGAGCGTCCTAGAAGGGATTTTATAAAAACCGGAAGGAATAAATTATGACTATAAAAACTATTATAAGTTGCGATGCTGCCGGATGTTCAGAAGAGCTAGAGGCTGATTTAAAATACTGGGTTCAGGGGGCATTGATAACGGCTGGCTGTACTTAAATAATGGGTCATCACAATACTGCCCAGAACACAAAGAAGCGGTGATAAAAGAAATAGGGGTCTTAAAGTGAATATCGATATAAAAGAATTTTTAGAAGAGCACGCTGGCAAAACGATGTGCTTTTCATACTATTACAAACACACATTTACCTATATTTTCCAGGAATCTGAAGACTTATATATTATAACATGCGGAGTTATAAACGGCGGTCTTTGCCGCGAAAGATGGGCAATTGAGGAGGAGATTAGACCCATCTTAATTAACTCAATATCAACAATAACTATTAAAAATAAATGAGAGAGGTAAATAATCAAATAGCGGCTACTAAATGCCGCTTTTTTTTCGAATTAGAAAAACCCTGAATTAACGGGTGATTTTCTGAAATGGCTTGAGCTATAACGCTGTGGTGATCGTGTTTAACAGCATACTGAATAAGATGGTTTTTAAATTCATCCATGCCGCCCATTATTCTGCTAACATTTCCAGTGGATGTTTTGCCAAGCTCGGCCAAGTCGCTTCTCTTAATAGTGTTGTAATGCCGCTCTTTTGTTAACTCGCAAGCTAAGCCGAGTATTTCACGGCGCCTAACTGTTAATTTTTTATATTCGATAGTCATTTGTTTATTGTGACAGTGTTGTCTGTATTTGTCCACTAGTCAGCGTTGATGATTAATCGAATCTTATTTTACCACATCGATCGCCATTTTTAAGCTGCTTAACTTTTGGCATCGGGGGAATGTGTTTTAGTTTTACTGCCGGTCTCTCTTGACCACACCTCACGCATGCGGTAGGCATGTCAAAAAGCAATTTATTTTTGTGGCCGAAAATCTTACACATTAAGTTCATTTGTTATTCCCA